CCAGCCATTAGGTTTTTAATTCCTTCGTCTAGTGTCTTTGCAGATTTTTCAACTTTTATCATAGTTTATTGTCCTTTGTTAAGTGTTAATATAGTCATTATACCTGAAATTATCATAATTGTCAAGCAAATAAAGAACATTGTCCAGTTTTCATTGCCTAAACAATGACCACCACAATCTTCAATTGAACCAACAGCAAAAATAGCTGCTAGAATAGTCGTAATACTAAAAAAAGTATTCATAGTGTTTCCTTTCGTAATCATAGGTATACTATACCATAGATAAATATAGAAAGCAAGCGAAAAAAGCAAAAAAAATGAAAAAAATCACTAAAAAAAGCGTTATAAATCAACATTTTTTGACTTTTTTTGTTCTATTTTTGTTCTTTTTTATAAATTCTTGCAATTTTTCAACAAAAACAGAGCGATTCGAGTGCAAATGGTCGCCTGATTATGAAAATATTGCTGATTCGGCTCTTGATTCGCTTGATGACATGAAAAGAATCAATATACAGCAGATGAAAGCTGCTTGTAATTTTTAATAAATAGTAGAAAAAGGAAAAAATCATGTCCCATTGTTCAAATTGTGGTCATTTAAGTCATTGTGGTGAAAAATGTATGCAAACTTACAAAGACGGTGACCAAAAAGATGTTACAATAGAATGTTGTAAAGAATGTAGATGTGAAACTTGTAAGGATTAGTAATTTATGGCAAAAATGAGATTATTTAAGTTTTGGAATGAAGCAGGTGATGAAAAAGAGAAAGAAGCGATTAGTTTAAAAAAAGCTGTTATGTCTGTGCAATCAGATTTTAAAGACGCAAAGATAGCAGTTGAGTATATTAGTAAAAAAGGCAAAGAAATGTGCCATTACATAACCATACCAGTAGGTAGAAAAATTAAACAAGCGTTAATTCAAGAAAGAAGACGAGAAGCACTAAAAAATGCCAGCCGTTAGCAGACAAGGTGATTCACTATCAACAGGTCATGCTTGTGTAGGCACTACTACACTTGCAACACCTGGACAATCAACTGTTAGAGCAAACTCTATATTGATTGCTAGAATAGGTGACCCTACTGTAGCACACCCATTTCCACCAGTACCAGCTTGTGTAAATCATGTAGCGGCTGTTAATGCTGGTTCGGCAACTGTAAGAGTTCATGGTATATCAGTTGCTAGAATAGGCGATAGTGCTGACGCTGGCGCTATGACTAGTGGCTCTGGTAATGTTTTCTCTGGTTAGTTTAAAAAACTCGTATAAATATTACCGTTATGGCAAATTATGACGCTTCAAGTACAAACAAAAGTAAAAAATCTACTAGGACTTATGTAGACCTAGATTTAGACTTTACTAGACATCCTGTTACTAATGATGTGGTAAAAATTACAGATGTTGAAGCAGTAAAAAGAAGTGTTAAGAATTTAATTAATACACAGTTCTACGAGAGACCTTTTCATCCTGAATTAGGTTGTGGTGTTAGAGATATGTTATTTGAAAACTATACACCAATGACTGGTATTTTTATGAGAAGAAAAATAGAAGAAGTTTTAAGTAATTATGAACCAAGAGCAAGTTTGTCTTCTATTCAAGTAAATGAACAAATGGACAGAAACGCAATAGATGTTGTTGTAAATTTTTATGTGTTAAATTTACCAAATCCTGTTTCTGTTACAACAACACTACAAAGAATTAGGTAAGTAAATGGCTTCAAATAAATTAACTGTATCAGAATTAGACTTTGATAATATAAAAACAAATTTAAAAACTTTCTTACAAGGTCAATCAGAGTTTCAAGATTACGATTTTGAAGGTTCTGGTTTTGCAGTTCTAATTGATATGCTGGCCTATAATACTCACTATCTAGGTTTTAATGCTAATATGTTAGCAAATGAAATGTACCTAGACTCAGCAGACATAAGAAAAAATATTGTTTCATTAGCAAAGATGTTAGGTTACACCCCAACATCAGCAAAAGCTTCTAATGCAGTTTTATCAGTTAAAGTAAATAATGTACCTAGTACAACAACATCTTTAACTATGGATAAAGGCACAGTTTTTACAACTTCGGTTGATGGCACATCTTATCAGTTTGTAACTAATCAATCTTATGCAGTTCAACCTAATGCAGGTGTTTTTCAATTTGATAATGTAAATATTTTTGAAGGTACTTTAGTTACATTTAAATATACAGTTGATAGTAATGATGTTGACCAAAAATTTATTATACCAAGTAATAATGCAGATACTTCAACTTTAAAAGTATCTTTACAAACTTCAGCAAGTGATACAACAACTGAAGTTTATAGTTTAGCAAATAGTTATTCTGGTTTAACAGATGTATCAAAATCATATTTCTTACAAGAAAGTGATGATGAAAGATATGAAGTATATTTTGGTGATGGTGTATTAGGTAAAAAACCAATTGATGGTAACATAGTTATTTTAGAATATGTTGTTACAAATAAAACAGAAGCTAATGGTGCAAGTTCATTTACATTATCAGGTGATATTAGTGGTTTTTCAGATGTAACAATTACAACTACAACAAATGCCGCTAACGGTGCAGAACCACAAACAAAAGAATCAATTAGATATAATGCGCCATTACAATACACAGCTCAAGACAGAGCGGTAACTTCTAAAGATTATGAAACTATTGTAAAATCAGTTTATGCAAATGCTCAATCAGTTAGTGCATGGGGTGGTGAAGATGATGAAACACCACAATATGGTGTTGTTAAAATTGCAATCAAACCTATTTCAGGTTCAACATTAACTAACTCTACAAAAGAAAGTATAAAAGCACAACTTAAAAAATTTAATGTTGTATCTGTAAGACCAGAGTTTGTTGACCCGGAAACAACAACTATACTTTTAACTTCTAATGTAAAATTTAACGCTGAGGCAACTACAAAAACTTCAGATACAATTAAATCAAATGTAATAACTACATTAACTAATTATAATACAAATACTTTAAATCAATTTGATGGTGTTTTTAGATATTCAAAAATTATAGGACTAATTGATAATACTGATACAAGTATTGTTTCAAATATTACAACTATAAAAATTAGAAAAGATTTTACACCAACTCTAAATGTATCTTCAAAATATAATGTTTATTTTAGAAACGCATTATATAATCCTCATTCAGGACATAATTCTGCTTCAGGCGGTATTTTATCTTCAACAGGTTTTAAAATTGATGGTGACGCAAATACAATTTTCTTTTTAGATGATGATGGCCAAGGTAATGTAAGACGATATAGTTTATCAGGTGCTACTAGAGTTTATGCAAATAATACACAAGGCACAATTGATTATTCAACAGGTGCTGTTACAATTAATTCTTTAAATGTATCAGTAGTAGAAAATATTAGAGGCGCAGCTTCAACTGTCATAGAATTAACAGTTACGCCTAGTTCTAATGATGTTGTACCAGTAAGAGACCAAATCTTAAATATTGATACAGCTAACTCAACAATAACAGTAGAGGCGGATACTTTCGTTGGTGGTTCTGCTGACGCCGGTGTAGGTTATACGACAACAAGTAGTTATTAAGGATTTATCAGATGGCCAAATTTACTGATAAGATTTCCAATCTCATAAACAGTCAGGCGCCAGAATTTGTCGTTACTGACCACCCTAAATTTTTAGAGTTTGTAAAATCTTATTTCACTTTTATGGAATCAGCAGAGATTTCTGTAACAAGTGTACAAACTTCCGATGGCATACAATTAGAGTCTGAATTAAATACAGATACAAGCACACTTCTATTAGACGCTTCAAGATTAGATACAGATAGAACACAACTAGACGCAGGTGATAAAGTAATATTAGAAAGTTCTACTTATGGTAAATTTACCAGAGGTGAAACTGTTACAGGACAAACATCAAAAGCGACAGCTGTAATATTAAAAGAAGATTTAGCAAATGGCAAACTTTACATATCAGCACAAAATAAATTTATAGAAGGTGAAAGTTTAGTTGGTGCTAGTTCAAACGCAACAGCAATTTTAGGTGATTACAAACCTAATCCTGTAAATACAATTCAACAACTATTACAGTTTAGGGATCCTGATAAAGTTATCTCAAACTTTTTAACTAAATTTAGAAATGAATTTTTAAATACTATACCTGAAAATTTAGATGGTTCAGTAGATAAAAGAAAACTAATTAAAAATATTAAATCTGTTTATAGAGCAAAAGGTACAAATAGAGGCCATGAAATATTTTTTAGAATGTTATTTGGTCTACCTTCAGAAACTATTTACCCTAGAGAAAATATGTTGCGTATTTCTGATGGTAAGTGGACTACAAATAAAATATTAAGAGCTATCGCATTTGCTGGCTCTGATACATCATTACTTATTGGTAGAACAATAACAGGTCAATCTTCAGGCGCAACAGCTATTGTAGAAGCAGTTTCAAAATTTCAAATAGGTGCAAATGAAATTACAGAATTTACTTTAGGCGGTAGTTCAATACAAGGCACTTTTCAAACTGGTGAAGAAGTAAGAGGCACACAATCAGATGACGCCTCTGTTTTTATCAAAGCTACTACTTCAGGAATACCAGGAACAATATCAATTACAAATGATGGATTTTTATCAGCAGAAAATGATAGTGTGCCAATCACAGGTGGTGGTACAGGTTCTATTATTCAAGTTAATGCAATTGGTAATGGTGGTATTACAGATTTTATTATTGATGACGCAGGCAATAGTTTTGAGATAGGTGATGATTTAGTATTTAATAATGCAAATACAGATGGCGGCGGTGCAGTTGCAAAAGTTTCACTTGTAAATGGTGGATTAACACCTGAAGATTCAACATCAACAACAGACGACCATATTATATTAGAAGATGAAACTGTAAGAGGTGATTCATATACAGGAAACAAAGTTGTTCAAGAATCAGGAACAGGTATAAATGATATTACAGATATTAGAATAATAAATCCAGGTTCTAACTACACAACATTACCTACAATAACTGTAACTAGTTCAGCAGGTGAATCAGCAAAAATTTTAGCAAATGGTAATAATATTGGTAGAGTTTTAGGTTTAAAAATTGTTGAGCCAGGTGCAGAGTATCATCAATCACCAACTCCACCAACTTTAAGTGTTCCTGGTGTTATGATATTAAAAGATATAACAGGTACTTTTGTTGCAGACCAAGGTATGACTTCTTTAGATAGTTCAAGTTCAACGATTACGGCAACCTCTGTATCATTTAATTCTACTTTACAAACATTAAAATTTAAAGCAGCTAGTGGTACTTTTCAAGTCGGTAGAACAATAACACTTGCTAATGGTGCTACTGCTACAATCGCAAGAGTACAACAAGCAACTGCTACAACAACTGTTACAGCAGTTGGCGATACAAACGGTGCTTTTATAAATGAAGATGGTCATATTTCAGATGACGCTATGAGAATACAAGATAGTTTATATTATCAAGACTTTTCTTATGTAATAAAAGTTGGTCGTGCAATAAATGACTGGCGAGATAGTTTCAAAAAAACAATGCACACAGCTGGTTTTTATTTTACAGGTCAAGTAAACATTGAAAGTAGAATTAGTGCTCAAATTTCTCAACCAGTTGATGGTCAAATATCTGGTATATCTGAAAGTCCAATCTTTGGTGTTATTAGTCAACTATTCTCTACTATCTTTGGTAGAAGACTTGGAACAGTTGATGATGGCACATCACAAAGAGCAAATGCTCAACAAGGTGTGGATCCAGATTTTGATGATAGTACAAGCGAACACTTTACACCAAATACAAGAGATGTAACATTAAGAAGACTTTACACAATCAAATTAAGTCAATCATCAACACTATATAATATTACTTCAAGAGGTGATACATATTTAAGAGGTTTTGCATATGGCGGACCTACAATGAAAAGACTACAAATAGGGTCAGCGCCATTCTCATCAAGTAATATGTATTCTGGAACACATACTCTTGCTCAGACCACGGCTATTGCAGGTAGTATAAATGGTACAAACAAATATATTTCACCATTAAAATTAGTTAATTGGGCAGACCATAGAGTTACTGGTTTTAGTGATACAGATATTGACGGCGAGAGATTTACTCTTGCAGAATATGATATAGCTCAGATGAAACAACCAATAACAATACCTACTGAAATTGTAGTGTCAGCACCAGGAACAACATTTGATACTACAACAATTAAATTTGATACAACAACTGTAACTTTTGACCAAACATAATGAGAAACTTGTATAAATATTAGGGAATTTAGAGAGAAAAGATGGCAAAACAAACAATATCAATTGGTTCTATAGCAAATGACGGTACAGGTACTACCATTAGAGCTGGTGGTGACCTAATAAATGATAACTTTAATGAAATTTACAACTATCTAGGTACAGATGGTTCAAATTTAACTCAATCTTTTTCTTTTACAATTGTTGATGAAAGTTCAACTGAATCAACTATTAGTCTAGGCGAGAGATTTGCTATCACAGGTGGCACAAACTTAACATCTGCCGTATCTGGTGACTCTGTAAATTTAACACTAAATAGTAGTGTAACAGGTTTAACAAGTGTTCAAACAGAAACACTTACAAACAATTCTGGTAATTTATTAGTAGATAGTGCTACATACATAACAGAATTTAGAGGTGGTGGTTCTACTGAAGGACAAATACAACTTAATTGTGCTCAGAATAGCCACGGACAAAAAATTAAAGCACAACCTCATAGTGAGGGTGTTACAAATGAAATGTTATTGCCTAAAGGCTCTAACTCAACATTAGTTTCAGAGATTGCTACGCAAACTCTATCTAATAAAACAATTGGCTTAGGTCAATTAACTTGCAATACAAGAGCATATACTGGTGACGGTTCTACTGTAGCGTTTACAGTAACAGATGGTCAAACAGTAGATAATGTTTTGGTGTTCATTAATGGTGTTTTTCAGAGACCAACAACCGACTATGGTGTTTCTGGAACAACATTAACTTTTGGTACAGCTCCTGTGTCAGCGGATGTAATAACGATTAAGGAACTGTAATAAATAGGGAAGTATAATGACAAACAAAATAAAAGAATCAAACATATCTGACGGTGCAGTAACTTCAAATAAAATTGCGCCTGGTACAATAGCAACTGATAGATTAGCAACTGACCCAACAAATGCTTCTAATCTCGCTTCAGGAACGGTAGCAAATGCAAGATTAGCTGGAAGTGGTGCATTAACAATTAATGGAACATCAATTGCTTTAGGTGCTAGTGGAAATATTGTTGCAGGCACAGACTGGCAATCAGTAATTACTGCTGATGGTTCAACTACTACAAATGCCGTTGCGAGTGAAGGATATATTATTGATTCTGGTTCAGCAACTCATACAATTAATTTACCTAGTTCACCAAGTGTAGGTGATGAAGTAAACATAGTAGCATTAGATGGTGCTACAAATGCAGTTACAGTAAACAGAAATGGAAGTAATATTGAAGGTTCTGCTAGTAATTTAAACCTATCTAGTAATTATGCTGCCGTTACTTTAGTTTATTCAGACGCTGCTAATGGTTGGTACAGACATAACAATGAAGCTCCAGATTCATTTTTAACAGCAACAGGTGGCACAGTAACAGAATCAGGAGATTTTAAAATTCATACTTTTAATTCATCTGGTAACTTTGTAGTAAGTCAATTATCATCTGTTTCACCTAATAATACAGTATCATATATGGTTGTTGCTGGTGGCGCTGGCGGTGGTTCAGGTTGTGCCGGTGGTGGCGGAGGTGCAGGTGGTTTTAGAGAGGGTAGAAATAATCCAGTAGATAGTTAT